GCAATCCCAATGATTTCATGAGATAATATTACCTATAGTCCCGTCGGGACTACAATTTCAAAATAGCAATCATCTGACAATCTGATGGTTGCTATTTTTATTATTCATGTTTTTGGCTTATTTTTGGCGATATAATACAGGTTTTCACTTCATTTTCCCAAACTTCGTGTGCGTCCTCGTGCTTTGAATGCGTCCACTTCATTACGCAAATATAGCACTTTTCGTCCTATTCTTACTGGGATTAGACACTTTTCTTTCTCCCACCGATGCAATGTCGGATAGGACACTCCTAAAATCTCGGACGCCTCTCCACGGGTACAATACTTTATCTTATCACCCATAGCTGCTTTCACGGCGCTGAATGTTTTTTCAGCAACGCTATCCCCTGTCTCCTGAATGAGCACATTTGCAAAGGTACGCAAATCTGAAGCGCTAATCAATAGCATCGCGTCGGATTGGCGATCCCGCATAACTTGCATGAGCAAACTATCCATGTTCTATAAAAATAGTGGCAACTCCTGTTGCCGTCCGTCAATATGATCTCTTTCCTTTGTTTTAAACCTCCGCCACGAAATAGGCGTATTCGGTTCCCTGTATTTACCCCGCGTGGCTCGGCGCCTGTCGCGCTGCGCCCGCAAAAACTGGAGCTTCCTCTTCGCTTGGTTGATCCGATGATTGCATATGCCATGTATAATTATCATCAGTTCTTCCCGGCTCAGTTCATTTGTCCATACCGTATAGTCGGCGATAGTTGGCCGCCCTTCCGCCCTTCTCCCCATTTGCTTTAATCGAAATAAGTTGCTACCTTTGGAGTGATGTGTCAAAGGTGGGGCTTGAGAGCGCCACAAACGCAAAGGGCTCCGGATCAGGGAGCCCTTTACATTGCCGGCTTGATTCCGGTAAAGGCGATCATAACTATTATTGCCAGTATTACGACCAGCCAAACTATTATGGTTGTAGGCCTTTCATTATATTGCTTTTTCATAATTTCTTCTCCGTTTTCTCCAGCTCTTCAAGGACGGCATCAGCGTATGATACGGCATCGGCTGCTACAGCTTCGAATACTGTAAGGTTCTCATTTTTCTGCATTTTATCTTGATTTTGCGAGAATCTCGATATTTCAACAATTCGAACTCGAATTGTACCACTTCGGTTTTGGGAATCTTGTAGTGAAGGTTATTTCATTCACTTCCTCGCATTCGATCATATAAGCCTCCGGCCATAGCCCCTTTATTTGCTCGACATTTTCGGCATAGGCGACAATAACGAAAGCGTCGACGCTTTCGCCCGTACACCAATACGGATACTTGATCGGCCATTTAACTGGCCGATAATCGTTACCGCAATCTTTGAATTTGATATAGAATCTTGCTCGTATCATTTCTCCCTCTTTTTGAAATGTTCGATAATCTCCTCAACCGTGGCCTTACGGGCGGGGATACCGACCCGATGCTCCAGCAAGCATTTTTCGAAGCTCCCAATGGGTGCATACAGCCCTTGGTTTACCCATGCCTTCGCTTCCTCCGCGATAAACCACTGCTCGCGGTCGTTCTCGTCGTTCATCGCCGCCAGTGCCTTAAACAGCTCGATATTCTCGCCGCAGTCTATGGCAGGGTGTCCTTTGGCAACATTTTCAGCCTTGAACTGGTCGATGGAATATCGGGTTTCCTCGTCGTAGTCGCAGATCCCGTGCACCTCGTAAGCGATTTTAAGCCGATCAATCCCACAGCAATGCAGGGTGTTACAGCCTCCAAACAAGCAGCAGGAGCATACATAATACCCGATTCCTTCCAACCATTCAGTCAGCTCCTTTCGCTTTTCCGCATCCTCGACACGGACAAAGCATGGGGTTGTGAATTTCATGGCTCCTTTATAAACGATATACCTACAACACAGCCTTCGGCATTACCCTCATTCGCAGCCTCGACAACCGCATTCGGCATATTAGGCACATCAACTACATAAGTTTCACGTACTGTCTCTATATCACCAGTAAATTCATACAGACACTTAGGTTTACACGGTCTGCATATTGTAATTGCTAATTTCATACTATTTCACCAATTCAAATTCGTAAACCACCACCCACGGGTTCCGATCCCATGTTCCACGGCCGGACACCTTGTCGATAAGAGCGGCAAAGGCTTCTCTGGGTGATTTATAATCACAGATCAGGAATTGTTTTGTGTCTATAAAATAGTATGGGTATTCTAATGCTTGCGAACCTGCATACACTCCTTCCTTTATGCACTCCTCGTCCGAAATATCCCGCAACCGCTCGCAGCGGATTCCGATGATGCGGATTTGGTGGGGCATTAGGTCAGCACGGACGAACATTTTGTTAGTACTTCCGGGCACAAACGCCAAATCCGTAAATTCCCGCACCACATCGTTGTAGCATTGCGCCACGGCCACGACCTCGCCGACCTTGTAGCGCAATTTCACGATGATATTCTCCCCATTGGCAACTGCATATATCTTCCCATCTTTGTCGGGGAGGACGCGCCCCATAACCATGTTGACCGGAAAGTCGATCCCAGCCATAATTTGCGTCGCCCTGGTCTTGCGTTCCTCGATAACCGCGTTTGTATGATGGTATCGGTCGTTAAACATTATCTTCTGCATGGTTATTCAGTTTTAAGTAATTCCGGGTTGTCGTGAATATTGCCAATTACTTCGCAACATTGAGCCATCCATGATACGCTTTGTGCTTCGGCAATAGGAGAATACGGATATAACGGCGACCTATGGTCATAGCCGAACGATACGGGATTATCCTCAAAAGCGAGACCGCCGGGAACTCGGAAGACGGATCGCACAATTCCGCTACCGTCTTCTTTGAATATATCTCCCTCCCAAATATCATTTCCGTTCTTGTCTTTGAGTTCGGTAAACTGCCCGATTGTATTTTTATCAACCTGTATATATTCTACCCAACGCCCCGGCCCGACAGTACCAATCATTGGAATATGGTCGTCATCCCCAATTTGCAGGTCGCCATATATCCATTCCCCATTGTCGAGGCGCTTGCCTCGGAATTTAATCTCTCGCATAACTATTCTTGTTTGAGGTTGTTAATTCTGTCGATCTCGACCTTCAAATTCATCTCTGCACTACGCACATCCCGTTGCAATTCCTCCAGCCGAGCTATTTGCTCCTCGTCCATCCGCGGGCATCCCCGCAGCCAGCTGTCGTAATTCGGGGTGTTCAGTTTGCCGTCACAAATCCCTCCGACACGCATACAGTAGTCGTAGTACTTGATGTATTCCTCCTTCGGAGCGTCTCGGTCGATGTCCGTCAGCATATCGGCCATGCTCACGAATAGATCGCCGACCTCTGCAATTCCTCCGGGGTCGTCGCCTACCCACGCATCCGGCTCATAATCGTAGCCGTGCTTTTCGCAGAAAGCGGCCAGATAGGCGTTGCAAACCGCGTTGTAACTTAGTCTCAGTTCCTCGCGTGTAAGTTTCATTAAAATCGTCTCAACGTGGTCAGGCATATCACTGTAAGGTTGTTTATGCACCCGTCGATAAATTCCCTTGCTCATGGTTAGGATGTTTTAGTGTAACGCCCACGTCTTGTGCATTGCAGCGATCAGGTCTATATACCCTTTGTATTCCTCCATCTGCTCGGGACTATAGCCTTCGGCCTCGCCAATTTTTCGGAAATGCTTCTGCCACTCGGAAATGGTGTAGCGTTTGCAGCCTATTTGAATAACATCCTCACCCCAATAGGATACTGTATGACGAGATGCGCTGATAAATAGCGATTTCGGAACATCGCACCCGTCGCCCAGTTCGCACCCGTCGCCCAGTTTGCACCCGTCGCCCAGTTCGCACCCGTCGCCCAGTTTGATATTGCGCGCCTCAAATTCGGGGGATAATTCAGAAAGTTCATTGTACTGAAAGGGTGTCCAGCCTTTGTCTGAAACCCAGAGATAAAGTGTTTTCATGGTTGGTTATCTTTTGTGTTTAATTTTTCATAAAACACATCCACTGCGTTTTGGAGTTCTTGCCGCTCTTGTGGCCGAACAGCGGCTCCACTCCGAAAATTTCGATGATTCGGCTTGCGGGTATTTGCTCTTCGCACCACTTGAAGATTAAAACCCCTTCCGGTTTCAATACTCGCATACATTCGTCGAACCCCTGCTTTAGATCGGTTTCCCATGTGGGGAACAATCTGCCGTATTTGTGCGCCATGTAGCTATTGTCGCCAAGACGGACAAGGTGTGGAGGATCGAACACAACAAGCCGAAATGTTGCATCCTCGAACGGTATACGTCGAAAGTCTCCGATTACATCCGGATGCACCTCTAAACTCCGGCCATCGCAGAGTATATGCTCTTCGTCCCGAATATCCATGAACACAGCCTGCGGGTTCCGCTTGTCGAACCACATCATACGTGGGCCGCAGCAGGCATCCAAGATCAGTTTGTCCGTTTTCATATTCATTCGCATAATCCGTAAAAGCTCATGCAACTGGTCGCTGTATCGTCGTCGAATAGGCTGCCCGTCGCATTCTGCCATTGGACGTAGCGCACGACATCATGAATCGTCGGATATTTCTCTCCGCTGGTGATTGCGTGGGCAGGTATTTTGTCCGGGCCGAAAAATTCTGAACGCAACCGGTCGCCGCATTGTAATTCCTGCTCAATCTTGGCAATGTAGTCTATCCGCTCCGGGGCCTGCTGGGCAATATTGAGGATGTCCCGCTGATTCGCCATCACGCACGGCCAGCAGCCGACACGTTTGTAGCCCATTTTGTAGAGCGGGTTCGGCTCCAATCCTGCGTCGAGGATGTAGTCGATTACCTGCTGCGCCGACCAGTCAAACACGGGCCGAAGCAAATCGTCGGCGAACTTCTCCCGGAATGCCCGTACCTCCTTGCCCCGATAAGTGTGCTTTTTCGGCTTGCCGTTTTTGTCGTAACCGTAAGGCTCGAAATAGTACTTGAAGTACGTACATTGCGCCGACATCTTCGCCCGGCTGGCCGATTCTGCTGCCCGGATGCCCTGTATCATCAGCATATTGTCCTGCACCTCGTCCAGCACGTAGTCGATACAGGGCTTCGTCTTCAATTCCTGCGTGCAGAACCGCGCCCGCGTCGAGGGCCAACGCTTTTTCTGCCGGGCAAGATCGACCATCCCGTCGTATTTCTTCGACTTGAGCGTCACCAAATCCAAGTGGAGCTTATCCGCGATCCGGTTGATGTACTCGTAGGTCAACGGATGCTCCCACCCCGTGTCGCAAAACACGGTCGTAAAGTTCTTGGTGATATGTTCGCGCGTCCAAAGAAGCGATGCAAGGCTGTCCTTGCCACCCGAAAAGGTGATTATGACTTTCATTTTATCGTTCGTTAAAGGTTAACTGAGGGGACTGGGGCTTCTTCGACTGCTCGATGCTCGTTACTTGGTCTGTCATAATTTGTAGTTTTTGAATTCAACACTCTTGAAAATAGCCTTATGGTTACACCAACGCGCCAGCCGTTTTTGCTCCTTCGTCGGCTCAATGTTATTATCGAAATCCCGGTAAGGCTGGGCAAACGGGCAGACTTTCAATTTACGCAGGGCGTTGATCCGCTCCAATGATTCATCGACATCTTGTATCAGGCAGTAGACGAAAATGCGATATGGCTTGATACCTCGGCGTCCCAACTCTTTGACACACTTTGTAACCGCCTCCAGTTGGGACATCCGGTCGCAGGCGAACCGAATATGCTGAATCCACTTCACCCGCGCCAGCAGGTCGAGGATGTAGGGATCATCGCACGCCCTCCGGGCATCCAGCCCTTGGTTGAAATCAACCGCGATGCCCATGCGGATTATTTCCTCGATCTGTTCCAGCCCAAAGTCCGATGCCAGCACGTTGTTATCGAGCAATACAGCCCGGCGCTTGTCGCCGATAAACTCCCGTAGCGGAGACGCGGGCCGGATGGCTCCTTCTTTGTGCGGAACAATGCACCACGGGCAGCGGTTCGGACAGCCGCGGGTAAGGAATCCGTAGGCTTCATTTACTCCGTACAGCGAATAATCCGGGCAAATATGCTCGATCTCACCGGGCAATACCGTCGTATAGTCCCGGAATCCCGTCCCGCCCCGGATCACCTCGCAATGGTAGATGTCCGGACAATCGGGCGTGAAAGTGAAAACCTTCGACATATAAACCCGGTCGTAGCGACCGAACATCGGGTCGGCGAACTCTACCGAATCACCCTGCGCTTTATGCCAAGTTGACAGTTTCATCAGCGCGAGGTTCGGGAAGTGGTGACCGTCTATGTCAACCAAACCTATTCGCATAATCCGTATCTCAACATGTTTTCAAATATCCCCATCATCGGGGCCTTTACGATACTGTTTCCGGCCAGCTTGTACTGCTGTGTATCGCTGATTCCCGCAGCTTGTATCTTGTTAATGTCACTATCCGAAACATCCATCAGCCGCAAACACTCGCGGGGCGTAAGGCGGCGGATGCAGCCGGCATAGTCCAGCAGATTGTTTTGTTCCCACGCGCTGCCTGTAATCGTTCCGGGAAGATCCGCTTCGCCGCCTTTGTTGAAGCCGCGTCCCCGCATCAGGATTTTCGGTTCAAGTCCGCTGCCCGATTTCGTCGTTATCGTCGGGCTGGTGCCAGTCGGATCGTATACCCGGTATTGCTGTCGGTTCCAGTCCGTTTGCTTCGTTGCGCCGATCTGCATCACATAATTATCCTGTTTGCTTATTTTGTGTGCTCTTGCATTTATCGTCATGGCAACACCATTAAGATCGGCTATTTTTGCAGGCTTAAACGGTTCATTTCGGCCTGTCTGCTTTTGCAGAAATTTCAGCATTGTTTCGCTCAGATAATACTTCTCGTCTACCTCCAATTCCAATACGTCTTTCAGCCGCTTTTCCAGCCTGACCGGATGCGGGAATTCATACCAGCAGCCGTTAAGAATGGAGAGCATAAATACACGTTCCCGGTTCTGCGGGACGCCGTAATCTTTGGCGTTGAGTATTTCCGTATAATTGACATAACCGAGCGAGCGAAGCCACGATTCCCATTTGAGAAACAGCGGACGGTATTTCTCCGATATGAGGGCTTTCACATTCTCCATCAGCAGGAATTTAGGATGCTTGGCCGCGATCGGCCGACGGCATTCCCATAACAGGGATGAACGGGTGCCCGAATCTTCTTCGAAACCCTTCTGCTCTCCGGCGCTGCTGATGTCGGTACACGGAAACGAGTAGGTGAACAGATCGAAGTCCGAAACGACGTCCCAATCGATTTTCGTGATGTCGCCGTAATTTCGGTCTGCCAGCTCCGGGAATACTGCATCGTGAGCCTTAATCGCCCATTTGTCAATCTCCGACCAGCCCACGCACTCGTAGTCCGCGCCGATGTCCCGAAGAGCCATCAACTGACTGTCATAGCCGGAAAAACTTGTGAATACTCGTAATTTCATAGTCATAATCCGTAATAACTCATGCAGCTGTCTTTCCCACCCGAAAAGGTGACTATGACTTTCATTTTATCGTTCGTTAAAGGTTAACTGGGGCTTTCAAGCACCACAAATGCTGCCCATTCACACGCTCAAGAGTGAAATTATCTTTAAGAGAGCCGCCCAAACGACGGAATCGAATATAGGCCATTGCTTCATCCCGTGTATAATACTTTTTCCCAGATTGCACACTTGGCGGCCGGCCATCTTTAAGCGCCTTGTCGAGGTTTGCGTAACTGACAAAAGCCGTATAGGCATTCGTGTGTTTGAGGTATGCCTGCTTGCTTTGCATGGTGGCTATCAATCGGCGAATATCTTTCACGTTGTAGTCCTGCAACAGCCACACGGCCTGTCCCGCAGTTATGGGCTCGGGCATCGAAGCAATACATGGCGCGTTCGTGGCGATCCATTCTATGAGTTCCACGGCCTCCGTCTCTTTTCCCCCTACAACCCCCTTTTTAGTATCTACCAGTGTGTGTGTATATTCTTCTATTCTTTCTTTCTTATATTCTTTAGTTGTGGTTATTTGTTGGTTATCTGTTGGTTGTTTGCTGGTTGTTTGTTGGTTATCTGTTGGTTGACAACCATTATCAAAACCATCCTGTGCTTGTTGGTATAAGTCATAATTACAGACAGTTATGATAGTATATTTGCGTGTTCCCGACTTGGTTATAAACCCGCAATTATCCAGCTTGTCTATTGCGGTGCGTATTTGCATCTCCGAAAGTCCTGTCTCTTCGGACAGCTGTCCTCTGCTGGTTACCAATTGTCCGCGGTCAATGATTAAACCCTTCCACTTCTTGGCCCGGTAATTTGCCTTCAAAATGAAATGCAATGCCAGCCGTACGCAGTTCGTATCCGGATACCACTCCCAATCGAGGAAGCTGCGGTACATCTTAATCCAACTGTTATTTGAAGTGTTACACATTGCGAATTAATCGTTTGTAATAATTGATCTTATCGGACATCTCCGACCTCGACATTTTGAATACGCTGTGCTTACTGCGTTCAAGTTCTTCAACGACTGCAAGTCCGTATTTTCGGATCAGTACTTGGCGGTAAACTCCAATGCGACCAGCAGAATGCCTGTTGCAAACCCTGCATTGGGCGTGACAATTCCTTTCGTCCCATCTCGTAGACCTGTGAGCTCGGTCTATATAGTGCCCGCAATCGCATGTTTCAGGCGCTATGGGCGCCCCGCAGGTGATGCAGAAACCTCGCCCACCCGGACAGTCTCGATGACGTATAAAAAGGCTGAAAACACGGTCGTATTCCCGTTCTAAATCTGTCATGCGTTATAGCCTATTTGGCGCATCTGCTCCTTCTCGAAACTCAGTTGCGTACGTAGTATGTCTACTTGATGGACACACGTGCGGTTGATCCTGTCGAGCATGTTAACGACCTTGTTCTCCTCGGCACAGGACGCCCGAAGTATTTCTTTTTGGATACTCGGCGCCAGAGGTATCAGGTCTTTCAGCCGGGAGGCTTTCAGCATCGCCAACTCCTGTTCGTATTTCGCCTTCGACAGGAGATAGCCGCTACGCGCCATACGCACACTCAGTTCTGACATGCGCTGTGAAATTGCCTGCGGCTCAGTAGGCGGTTCTGCTTCAATGAAGAGCTGCATTTCCTCGATCTCTTTAAGTTCAGATGTATCCATGGCTTAGAAGGGAAGATCGTCGGGGTCAGATTGCATTTGGGAGGTAGTAGAGGTGCATGAAGCCTGGGATTCCCTGCGCCCCAAAATCCTGACCGTATCGGCCATGATCTCCGTGATGTATCGTTTGATGCTATCTCGGTCGGTATAGTCGCGGGTTCGCAACCGACCTTCGACGTAAATCTGCGCCCCCTTCTTCACGTATTTATCCACGATATCCGCGGTATTGCGCCACGCCACCACATGATGCCACTCCGTTATCTCCTTTACGGTTTTTGTTTGCCTGTCGGTGTAACGGTCGGTCGTCGCCACACTCAGGCTGGCAACCTTGGCGCCCCCGTCCAATACACGAACTTCGGGATCAGAACCTACATTCCCGATGATGATGACCTTGTTTACCATATTTTCGTTGTTGTTTTTTGGCGAATATTTTTAACCTGCGGATGGCATCCCACTCGCGCGTGGATTGTTCAGGGAGCGGACGAAGCATATCAATCGCCCGAATCACCCTGCGCATATCGGAATTGGATACATTCATTGCAGTGGTTTTTTAAAAGTAGTCTTGATAATAGTCTTGCTCGACCTGGCGGGCGGGAACAACACTTCCCCCGTCTCCGGATCCGCCAAGCCCGATGCAGGCATACTGCGCAGCATCATCTCCCGCTCTTTGATGTCCACTTTTAAAGCTTCAAGCGTTTCATACATATCTCGCAGTTTGCTGTCGCCGCACATAGAATAGTCGTATTTTACGCCCGATTCGGCCTCCTCCAGCCGGCAGTCCCCGAACTGGTGCGATTTGCCATATTTAGACAGTTCGCGGAGTGTGATATCACGCACCTGCGTATCGTCCTTGAATTGCTTGATCGCATTCTCCATGCGGCTGATCTGGATATGCGCCTCGATAGGGCTGATGTCGCCATTTACGACGGCGCTGATGGCCCTGCCCGCGAGATCGGCAATGGATGCCGTATCTCCGAATAGTGTTATCTGCTGATTCATGCTTTATTTTCCCTCGTTAAATTGTAATATTCGGTAACTTTGACATTGACTTTCGGAAGCATTTCTTGATCGACGATATACTTGGACTCCAAGAATCCGACTAATGAGAATCGCTTATTGGCTCCTTTGGCGTTTTCCTTAGCCTTGATTATCTCTTCGAACAAGTCCAAAGTCAGCAATTCGTCAGTAAGCGTAGGCTTGGAAGCCGGGCCGACATCCTCATGCCGAGGCAGCCGGTCTACGTCATCTTCATCAGTGGCTATATGAAAGTATTTGAGAATGAAATAACGCTCCCCGTAGGTCATTGCCGAGCCTACACCTTTGTCCCAATCATTCTGCCCGTTGGCGCTCCATTCGCATACATCCTTCTCTCCGGATTCCACGTCAATCCAAGTGAAACGCATCTTTACACTCGATAGGATTTCGGATTTAGGTCGCTGATCCCGGCCTACGGTATAATCCTGACGGATATTTGTGATGTCGAGAACCTCCGTTTTGAGGATCACACCGAGTTCGTCCATCTTGGGACGGACGATGCCAAGTACTTTCGAACCGCTGATGTACTTGTAATTATTTCCATCAGCATTCGGAAGCAACGCCCTGACGCTCCTCTGGATTTCCAGCAGTTTGCTATAGATTCCCATGGTTATAAGTTGTTTTGTTCTCCGTATTCTTTTAGCCGGTGCAACTGCCCGGCGTGCATGCCACCGTCGATATCCTTGACCTCGATGATTTCGATGGTATCGCGGTCTACTTTGAAATAGGTCTCGCAAATATCCATATAGCTGTCACCACCTTGTTCTTCGTGGACTTCGTAGTGATGGATCGCTTTGATGTCGTATATTTTGTAGGCCACCGTATAGACCCGCTTGTCTTCGTCACCGCGCATATCCTTCTGAATGGCTTCGCGGATAGCCCGATAAATCAACTTTAGGTCTACCTCCATCAGCGTTCTGGCCCTCTGGGAGAATGGCGTCCGCTGACCCGTTATATGTTCGCTCGGAATATCATAATACTCTTCGAACGTCAGCACCGGGGACGTGGTAGTCGTGTAATATTGCGTGTCCATGAGCTATCGTATTTCAACCCGGTAAATACGGGGCTTGTTCTCGTTCTTCAATGCTCGGTAGATGGCCTTGGATTGTATCCGGACAGCCTTTGACCGCAGGCGGTATTGGGCTCGCCAAATGCGCCCCTTTATCGTCGTCCACACGCATTTAACCGTGATTTCCGTAAACTCATTCATGGCTTTCGAATATTGAGGTTAGCAATTTTCCAATCTCCTTTGCGCGGTGCTGATTGGATAGCACCCAGCCGAATACCACGGCAATCGGCGCGATGAACGCCAACAAGGTGATAAGATGTGCCATAGCGGCCTGTTTTAACGGTTGGACTTGGAGGGGAATACCCGGCTTACGAGTATGGTGCCGACAACGACAGTATAGGCCGGATACATAATGCGGAACCGAGCCAGGAAACAGCCAAGGGCGTGTTCCTCGCAGGCAGCGCGGATAACATCAGTGTAATCGACTTTGTCCGAAGAGAACATCGGTCGTGTTGCCTTGAGGTGGCAACGATAGAATGCGGTGCGGCTTTTCTTTGCGCGCGGTGTGGTCTGGGTGTTATTTACCCGGGTACCACTTTTAACTTGGTCTCGCATTGTCAGTTAAAAGTTTAAATTAATATGTAAAGGGCAATAAAAAAGGCGTTGCCCCAGTCAAGTTTGCGAGACCGACACCCTCGGTATAACCGAAAGTGGACAAGGGACAACGCTTTATAAAGCGTTAGATATGTTCTTTGTTGATACCAAAGGTATCGATCTCGCGACAGCAAAGGTAGAAAATCATTTCGAATCTGCAAAATTATTTGCCATCGGCATCGAAAAAAGGTATCGACGGCGTCTCCTTACGGGCGATTCGGTACATCATTTCAGCCTTTGCGCCGTTGATGATCTTACCCGCAATGTTAGCAATCTCCGATGCCTCTTTGATCTCGATCTCTCGTGCCCGAAGCTCTGCATACACGCGGCCCAAATCGGCCGTCAATTCCCGGATGTTCTTAATCTCTTTCATCGTTTTGTTGTTTTTTGATTTCTCGGTATAACTTTAGTTGAATACGTTTGTAGTCGATTGTTTCTGGGGTTACGGGGAGGTTGCGTCGTTTTAGTTGACGCCTTAAATAACCGTCAGACAATATCTCGCGCAGATATCGGCGTGTTTCCCGCACCTTTTCGGGATTAGCGGCCTGCCACTTGCGGGAATATTTATTGTACCTTTCGGAATTCTCAGCATAATGCTTACGGCCATATTCCAATATTTTTTCGTGGTTATCAGCACGATACTTGCGGTCATACTCCCGCACCTTTTCGGGATTATCAACTCGCCACTTGCGGGTGCGTTCCAGTACCTTTTCGTGGTTATCAGCACGATACTTACAGGCGTGTTCTCGTCTGCAATGTTTGCAAGTATAACTATAACCTAATTCGCGGGTCTTATCTTTTACAAACTCTTCCAACGGCTTTTCCTGCCCGCATTTGCGGCAGACGCGGGTAATGTCATCCATAATTTCTTACTTTTAGGGGTTATTCGTAGATAGGACGCCAGCCGACAATACTACTATGGCGGTAATACTATTGCGACGCAGGGAGGATTAGAACAGCCGCCCCTGAACATTATCATCCGGACGCCTCACAGCATCCGCCCACCGCTCGTGTACGAACATCTTTTCTACGCGTTTTATCGTTTTTGATGATGAATAGGTGCATGCTTTGTCAATACTCGCAAAGCATATAAAGTCGTCCGGCATGGAATATTCCGAAACGAACACCGGGAATTCCATGCTGCGCAGCCATCTATAAAATCGTTCATGGTCGAAATCGTCGATATACCCCGACGTGTTAGCATACGGCGGGTCGCAGTATACCGTCGCGCCCGGCGGTATAGCAACATCGCTGTAATCCTTTCGGGACAGTTTCAGTCTTTCCAGACTTTGCAGACTTTCCAGTCTTTCCAGACTTTGCAGTCTTTCCAGTCTTTCCAGACTTTGCAGACTTTGCAGACTTTCCAGACTTTCCAGACTTTCCAGTCTTTCCAGACTTTGCAGACTTTCGTTTAAGGGCGCCCACGGAATAGTTAACGCCGGTAAAATTTCTTGCAACTTCTCGTATTGTTCAGAGGATGGCAACATCCATTGAGATTCGCTAAAATAATGCCTACCCATATAATTCCCAAGGCGTCGGTCGACATCTTTTTGCGTAAGACCGGATAATTTCAGGGCGTTCTGTAAATATTTTCGCAAATACGCTGATTTAACCCGAAAAACATCTGTATGTATCGCCTTTGTATTCAATGTGCCGTCCGCATTGTATTGAGGTGCCACGTCGCACGCTGCGCACAACTTCAGCACCTTTTGCGTCAGCTCTCCTATTTTATCACGGACTTTTGCAAATTCCCGGACAAATCCTTTCCATGCCAACCGCGCGCTCGTGGGCGTTCCCGCGGAAAATATCGCGTGCATGTGTTTTTTGAACCGCTCAACCTCCGGAGCATACATATATGTATTCATATCGTTCCCAAAGCTCCAGCAAAGACGCACGTAGGGGTCGTCATCTTTGAGACGGAGGAAATCCTCCCGACTGATCCATCGACATTCATTCCGGTATTTCCCATCGATGGCATCACGGAAGACTTGGGGATATTCCGTAATATCGTTTGCAATGAAACGTCCGAATTTACCAGACAATATGGCAGCGTGAGTTACCGCACATCCTCCGGCGAACAAATCCACGAACGTATGCGACGCGGGAAGATTCGAAATAACCCATTTCGCAATACTATTCTTAGAACCCTTATAAGGTAATCCGTAATTCATAACTAATCTAAATTCAATGCCATCCTCCGCGACCTCTCGGCATTCTTGAGGTAGCGTGTTTTGTACTTCTCATTGGCCTTGTCGGGTGTAACCCAAAGCACCGTGTTGTTGTCGAGCCGTAAAGGCACCAGTCCTTTGTCTTTGAGCTCTTGAAGATATTTATTCATGGTCGTTTGATTGTATCCAAAAGAAGCGGGGGCTTCTGACTGCCCCCGCGGTGGCGGCGTTACTGTGCTTCGCGCCGCCGATTTGCGTTCTTTATCTCCCGTTTCGTGGGCTTAGCCCGCCTCGGCCTTGCTACTTCCTTCACGCAGCCTCGGATTGTCGAGGGATATACCCTCTGTCAGCTTCCGTTGTGACAGACGCCCAAGCGCCCGATCAAACTCACAACATTAGGGTTAGAACCCCGTTGAGCTACCCGGATTCGAACCGGGAGTACCGCCTCCAAAGGGCGGTGTGTTAACCATTACACCATAGCTCAATAAAAGCCGCCTGAATCTCCACTCACCCGCGCCACCGCGCAGGGCTTCGATCTCGGCGGCACACCATCCGCGGGCTTCACAACTGGCCAATGGCAAATACCAAACTTAAAATGCGATTTGCGGATTATTGGCAGGAATCCGCGACCTGTGGCATATAGTACTCGTTAAACTGTGTCGGCCGCCCGTCTTCCGTAACGGCCTTCTGTTTGTTCGAGCAAATGGAATATCCCATTTTCCGGAGCCGACTGATGATCCGGCGCAGCTCCGTTGTGTGGTACAGCCTCTCAGCCTTGCGAACAGTCAGCCTGCCGCCGGCCTTGAGATAGGCCAGAATCTTACTTTGCGGTTCGTACGTCATAGCCCTTGATGTATTTGCCGCTTTTCCCACGGGTACGGTCGAATTTCCTGAGCCTGCCTTCCAGTTCGTCGATGCGCTTGTACAGGGTATCACGTGCTTGAGTGAGCGCCAATACCTCGTGTTCCCGCTCGATAAGGCGTCCATCCGCTTCATTGCGCTCGCAAAGGCATGTAGCAAGCCGCACCTCCAGGTCTTCGATCCTGGTTCCACATTTTCCACCTGGGCGTCAGGTCGAAGCATAGAAATCTCCTCTTCCTCAAAGTGTTCTTCTCCATAGTATAATTGTTTTAAGGTGTTGCAAATAAGCCCGCGCGCACTGTAACTTTAAACTCCATTTCAAAACTGCGCCACCGAAAAACGCACGCGGGCAAGATGCAGACCTCACGCCTAAAATGAAATAACCCACTGCTGAAAGAACGGTGCGCAAGGTCTGCCATAGAGCCTGGATAGGCAGTCAAGCCACACCAGGCGTAATAATCAATACGGCTCTCCGGATTACTCCGGGTCATCGCTCGTTCATTGGTATTTATCTGTTGCCAGCCCTTCTGCGCCAAGTCGCTCGCCGGGTTTTACATCCGCTCGGATGGTTCTCGTGTATCAATGTGTCAAAGAACACAGAAATTGCTTTTGCCTTGCGGCGGGGTTAGTGCCAGCAATCAAACCCCTCACCTATGCGGTGGCTATCTTGGAAGTGCGGCAGGATTCGAACCTGCAACCTGCGCCCGGAAATGCAAGGTCTTTCAACCTCTGTGCTTCTATTTCGCATCCCTGCACCGCTCTACCTTTGAGCTACACACCTCGTGCTGTTATTTGTCCTTTACCTTCTCAACCTTCCACGTCTTGTGCATGGTGGCGATCAGGTCTATATACCCTTTGTATTCCTCCATCTGCTCGGGACTATAGCCTTCGGCCTCGCCAATTTTTCGGAAATGCTTCTGCCACTCGGAAATGGTGTAGCGTTTGCAGCCTATTTGAATAACATCCTCACCCCAATAGGATACTGTATGACGAGATGCGCTGATAAATAGCGATTTCGGAACATCGCACCCGTCGCCCAGTTCGCACCCGTCGCCCAGTTTGCACCCGTCGCCCAGTTCGCACCCGTCGCCCAGTTTGATATTGCGCGCCTCAAATTCGGCGGCTAATTCAGAAAGTTCATTGTACTGAAAGGGTGTCCAGCCTTTGCCTGAAACCCAGAGATAAATTGTTTTCATGGTTGGTTATATTTTGTGTTTAAAGTCCGTGGTTGTTAGCCCATATCACGAGTTCGGCAAGCGTTGTCGACCCTGTGCGACGCATAGCGTTTCGTTTGTGTGTTTCGACCGTCAACTGGGAAAGTGATAGTATTTCGGCAATCTTTTCAGTCTTATACCCCTCTTTATAGAGGCGGACAATCTCTTTCTCCCGCATTGTCAGGTTAGTATTAAACTCTGGGTTACAGATTACTTTATAGTATTTGCACTCCCCCACCAGCGGACAAGCAACATTCTCGAAGTTGAACCGGCCTAATTCGTCCACATCGGGCACTTTGTCGTACATCCCGAAGTTGCAGCGGATAAACCGGTGTGCGCACCTGTATTTGAAATAGGGGGCATTCACCTTGCTCTTATTGTAAATCTCCGACAGCGCCTTGAATGCCTGCGGGTAGTCAATCTCAATTACCGAGAATAATGCGTCGGTGAGCTCCTTTTCTTCTTCCATATATGTGCGGACACCCTTTTCGTCGCGAATCTGCACCTCTCCTTCGGGTGAGTTAAAAAACTCTACGTTATTTAACCTTTGCATGGGTACCTTTGTATGGATAATCTTCTGGGAATAATGCGTCGCCGGGTAACCTATTTTCAGAGAATTTATATACACAGAATGCTATGTTATCCCTGTCTGACTTGTCAGGACGGGTGTGTCCGTGCGCCCATCGCCATATTGTTGTCCTGTCCTTTCCTGTCACAAGACGAATTTCTGCCCACAACTTACTTTTGCGAGTCTTCCCAAGTGTAGAAACATATTCTTGGAACGGCAACTTTACAGCGCGCTGATTTGCAGTATTCATATTCATATTATTTGTCCAGTATTGCCATGATCCGCTCAATGCAGGCGGCCTGCTCCTCGAGTAGTGCCGTCAAGCGGTCAGTCGATTGAATTACTTCGTTCATATTGCATCGTGCTTTAGTCACCATAGTACATTCCTCGGACACCATAGAAACCTGTCGGCACTTTCAGCAGTTCGGGGCGGTACTCCGTGGCCTTCGGCTGCTCCGTCGGGCGGTTCTCGATCTTCGCGGTCAGCATCGCCAACTTCTCGTTGCGCCAAGCCTTGCGCAGGCAATCCCCCAAACTCTTGCCCGGCTGTACCTTTTTAAGGTACCAGGCGTTCTTCATGATCTTCGATTTGTCGTAAGTTGCTTTCATCGCGTTGTCCGTTTTTATTACCTTCAAAAAGGTACAATCGTCAAATATTCAGTCCCCACGCTTGCGTTTTTCATCTTAAATCGTATATTTGTATCAGCTTTGTGGGTTTCACATTGCAAATATAGATATTTTATCTTGATATTATCAAGATTTATAAAGATATTTTGTATAAATAATTATTATAATATTGTCAATTTCCATATGTTATTAGATATTAAGAAGTTTGCCTTTGACATGCAGCTTAAACAACAAGATTTAAGCGAAGTTATAGGTGTAGCTCAATCGCAGATATCAGCAATGATGAATGGGAAACGAGAAATAAAAGAGGAGCATATAGAAAGGCTAAAGGTTAAATATGGCGATATAATATCAAGATATATCATTCAAAACCAAACCGGGGAAACCCCAAAAGATAACCCTATTACTAACTCAACAAAAATTCAGGAGATGGATCCACTTACACAGGACTACATCAACACCCTGAAAGAGCAGCTCGCAAAAGTGACTGCAGTAGTGGCGAACCAAACTGCAATCATTGAACGATTAACTCAGAAGGGTGATGGTGAAGTCCTCTCTCGAAGAATGGGTGCAGTCGAAAAAAAGCAAGATGAATTAACGGAAAACCTGTGACGCGTCATCGTGCAGATTGCACCCGAAAGGAGGCGAACACCCTCCTTTCAAAATGGGCAATTTTGCGATGGGCTAAAAAATGTTCTTTTCAGATATATTAATATTTTGTGCATCAGCTCATTATAGCACAAAAAGACGAGGGGGGGGGATTTTTGGATAGAGAATAACAGATACGGACATTCACCCCCATAACAAAGTAAATAATGCCCCTCTCCGAGTTTTCGGGGGGGGGTAAGTTATATAGGCCAAAAATTTAAACACTATGAAAAAAATTTTACTTGCACTCATTATTCTTTTATTCTCAGGAGTGGCATTTGCCCAAGATAAAGCACCAAAGAAATACGACATAAAAGAAGCGCAGGAAATAGCAGAAATAAACAGGATTCCAGGATTAGTAACAACATCGCATGGACGCCGTGTATATTTTGATCCGAAAATAATGCAGTATGTAAGTGAGGAGCAAATAGTCAAAAAATACGGACAAAAAACGGTAAAAATGCTTGACCAATGGTATGTAAGCAATATTCTTAATAAGCAAAATGACAATGTGTCAAGCCCTTTCCTTGCAAAAAGTTTTGGAAACCGCAATGCATACATATCTAAGTTTGACAATAAAGGAAGATCATTTAAATGGAAATTAACACCTTTGAATACTGTTATCGGGTCGTCAATGATAGGCGCATCCGCTGCAACATATATGCTTACCAGCTCAATAATCGACAATAAGATAGCTAATGAATCTGATGTAGAAAAAATATCGTCTCTTGCCAAGACAAAGCGCACGGTCGGATTTGTATGTGCAGGCACATCCGTAATCGGAATTGTAGTGGTTTTAACGGGGTTGCATAAGGAGTACGCCCAAGGAATAGAAATCGGACATAATTTAACCGTATCAGATTATGGCGCAGGAATCAGCTTGACAAAGAAGTTTTAATCCCTCCCCTACCTTTCAGCCCCGGCCGTATGACCGGGGCTTTTTTGTACCTTTAGGACAATGAAGGCCGCCAAAATAAGGTTTCATCATAGGGGAAAGACAAACCTTTAGAACAATCCGCCCAAGAATATTTTTTTCAAAAAATTTCATCATTTTCCATTGTTATTTAAATATCCGTCGAAATCTTTGCATTGTAAGCCTGTGAGGATGCAGGCAACGGCCGAACATCGAAAGTACATTGCTATCGTAGCAGAAGGTCTGTTGGCGCATCCGTCGGCAGACCTTCATTTATGGCAAAGAGTGTAAAAGACACAAAGGCGAACGACACCATCAAGCCCACCCGCAAAGTGGGCCGTCCTTGCGTATATACACCTGAAGCTCTCGAAGTCAAGTTTGAGGAATATGCCAATTGGACAAAGAACAATCCAATCATAAAACAAGTGCCCACAAAACATGGCCTTGTAGACCTCGAACTCCAACGTCCTAAAACTATTGTTGGGTTCTGTGTATATGCGGGAATACTCCGTGACACATTTTTTGATTACGGCAAAAGGGAGGAGTTTTTCCACATCATTGCGCGCGTGCGCGAAGAAATTGAAGCCGATCAATTGTCGGGCGCAATAGCTGGCATATACGATTCCGGCGTCATTACACGTGTTCTCAAACTCGCCGACAAACAGGATATAACCACCAACGGCGAGAGCATCAACAAGCCTCGGGAGACGGTACAAGTCATACTTGATCCGGAAGCTGCATCTATCATCCAGTCCATCGGCAAACAAAGCACGAATGAAAATGGAGCTTGATGCACGCACATATCGGGGCAAGGTCTACAAGATCATGCTGTACTTCTTCCGCAAGTACCGCAATAAAGGCGTCGTACTACGCATATTCAACGAGGGGAGTTCCCGTTCGGGGAAGACTTTCGACACCTTCGACTTCCTGTATGACATCTGTGCTGCGGGTGATGGTGCATATAAAATCTATGTCTACCGCTCCACATTGCAAGACTGCAAGGAAAAGGCATTGGGAGACTTCAAGAAGAAACTACAATGCCGCGGGATATATGATCCCGACAGCATGTATAGCGAGAAGATACTCCCCGAATACCACATAGGCGACAGCATCATCCGGTTCCGTGGGCTTGATAAGATGGATGTGAAGGAGGGGCACGACTGCGACATCATATACTTCAACGAAATGTTGGACGACATATCGCCGGCGCAGTTCAATAATATCACGATGCGTTGTACAACCATGATTATTGGCGACTGGAACCCCAAATATACGGAACACTGGGTTTTTGAGCTTGAAGGGCAGCCGGATACCATATTCACCAAAACAACCTACAAGGACAATCCTTTCTGCCCTGACAGCGTACGCAGGACTATCGAAAGTTACGAGCCCACGCCGGAAAATATCGCAGCAGGAACCGCCGACGAATTCAGATGGAAGGTATACGGTCTCGGGGAGCGCGCGGCGCAGGAAGGATTAATATTCCCCAATATAGACTGGATCGACAGTTTCCCGGACGATTTGGAATATACAGCCTATGGCATCGACTTCGGCTTCACAAATGATCCGACGGCTATTATTCATGTCGGAGTGCGAGGGCGTGACTTATATCTGCATGAACGCTTTTATTCGCCCGTAGACGATCCCGAGGTATTGTATAACATCGTGGCCCCAATTCTCGGTAAACACGGATATGCCATAGCAGATAGCGCGGATAAATACGCCAAGAATCCGGAAGGCATGGTGCGTTCCCTTCAACTTCGGGGGTTGAATGTAATCAAGGCCAAGAAATTCCAGGATAGTATAACCATCGGTATATCCTACATGAAAAACTTCCGCATCCACTGCGTCAAGACCAAGAACATGAAAAACGAAGCCAATACCTATGTGTGGGATTCTATAAACGGGCTGGCGATAAATAAACCCGTAGACAAGAATAATCACCTTTGGGATGCAGCCCGATACGTCGTGATGACTGCATTCCGCAATCATATTGCCGCATGAAACTCCTTGGATACGAAATAAAGATGTCTAAATGTTCCGAAAAGACCGGAGACCCACAGCAAAGCCTATACATAGACCTGCGGGACTGGCAAAATCTGCTCGGGACGAAGGATGAGTTTATCGACACCTCCACACCGGACGGGCAGGCGCGCGCATTCGCGTCATGCTCTATTTTAGCTTCTATCATCACGAAGAAAGTATCTGCCATATCGGACGCCCGGTATTGGGCGAAAGACGACAAAGGGGAAGATATTGAAAAGCCGCGTGAGTTCGAGCGGATTAACCACCCCAATCCCTACCAAACCCTTTCGGAATTCGTTTGCATGATCGAGTTCTTTTCTCAGATATTCGGCAAGGCTTACATAGTGAAGGTGCCTTTGGTAGGTATTAAGGGTGATTTCGAATTGTATGTAATACCTAACCTCATGGTTACGGAAAACGAGGCGCCATCCTCCATATCTTCGTTTGCACCCAACTCCGACATCCGTGATTACACCATAAACCTTGGGGGTGGGATAAACCTGACGATCCCCAAAGAGGAGATGTTCGTTGTAAACGACGTAACTTACGCGCTTAACAAGATTGGGGGCGCTACTTCACGGCTTGTCGCCCTCAAGTACCCTGTCAACACTTTCCTGGCCTCCTACCAAGCCGTAAACGAATTGCTTGTCAACCGAGGTATGCTCGGCATTCTCTCCCTCATGTCAGATGATCCGATGGTCGATAATATCGTGCCAGCCACCAAAGAGGACAAGGAAGCGCTCCGTGAGCAATTGGACAAATACGGGATCATGCGCAACAAATGCAAGATCGCCATTACGTCATACAAGGCATCCTTTGTCCCTGTGTCGTCCACTATTTCCGACCTCGGACTTACAGACATTCAGCGCAACTGCAAGAAAGACATCGCTTATACATATCAGGTGCCCAGCATTCTGCTCGACGTAGAAGGTAGCACCTACAGCAATTTCGGAGAGGCCAAGATCGAATTCTACGTGAATGACATTATTCCTTCTGCACAAAATATAATGCGCGTGCTCAACAAGATATACGGCTTCACAGGATTCGGATTCATGCCGTTCTTCGACCATCTGGAAATGTTCCAGCCCTCGAAGAAAGACCAGGCGGAATGTATGAACAGCGCCGTAAATTATATCGGAGCCGCCATACAATTAGGGATAATGACACCAGAGGAAGGTAGAAGCGAACTATTAAAATATCAAATCTAATATGGAAGACAGAATAAAATCATTCAAGGGAAGTATAGACGACATCAAACGCGATCAGGGCGTTGTTGTCATTGCCATATCAAAGTTCAACGAAGAGGATCATGCAGAAGACATTGTGCGCAAAGGGGCGTTTACTAAGTCGTTTGCAGATATGTCCCGGATCAAACACTGCATCGACCACAAACAAGACTTGGATCATGTTGTTGGGACGCCTCGAAAAGCATGGGAAACAGATGAATATGCCCTCGTCGAGAGCAAACTCATACTCGGTAAGGCCGCTGGGCATGATATATTCGAGTACTATAAGCATTGCGCAGACGAGAAACGAGATGTCGAACACTCCTACTGCTACCGGGTTCTCAACAAGAACCACAACGATGCTATTGCGGGAGATGACATCGCGGAGCTGCAGCTCAAGTATGAGTACAGCACCGTGTTCGCAGGCTGCAATCCCTTCACCCCAGCTCTTGACGTCAAGGGCTTGCAAAGCGTAGAGGACATCATTGCCTATCAAGAAGAGCTCAACAACATCCTGCGCAAATGCGACCTTTCGGAAGCAGGAGGAAACAGGATTGAAGCACTTTGCAACAGCCTCAAAAGCGCCCTAAACATCCTGGGCAACAAATCTTCGGATGACACTGAAATCATCGAAATAGTCAGAAAAACATTGTTTAACTAAACCAATTCACACATGAACGACGACATCAAGAAAGAGCTGAAAGGAATACTCGATGAATACAAGTCGGGGCTTATCGGCAAAGCAGACTTCGAGGCCAAAATGAAGGCTATCGAAGACAAAGTAGACGCTCTCGATCAAACGAAATCCATCGACGAGATCCGGGAGATAATCAAAGAGCAAGGGCGCACCATCAGCCTCATGCAGAAATCCACCGTTTCATCCGAGAATGAAGCGCAGGAGAAGATCAAGGCATTCTTCTCAGGGAAAGAGAACATCGACGCCGTAAAGGGCGGCCGCACGGTAAGTATCGAGATCGAGATGAAGGCCGAGGCAGCAGCCATGACGACCACGACGGCCGCTGTCCCCATCGCGGCATTCAACACCGAAGTCGTGCCGGGCATTGCAGCAGCGGCTACCGAGCCGAATGCGATCCTGCCCCGCTTGCAGAAAGGCACCACAAGCTCCTCCACCATTAAGTGGATCAACCGTAAAGACCCCGACGGCGGCTCGGCATTCATCGCCGAAGGAACTCTCAAGCCCCTTATGAGCTGGGGATACGAGGAGGAGACGTCTACGGCAAAGAAGGTTGCCGTTCGCGCAAAGCTCTCGACGGAAATCCTCGAAGATGCGGATTTCATCCGCGGGGAGGTGAACACCCTGCTGCGTCAAGACTTGATGCAGACCGTGGAAGAGAAGGTTATCGCAGGAACCGGCACCGGAAACGAGATCCTCGGCGTAACAACAAAAGCCCCTGGCTATACCATTACGGAGCTCAACGGGAAAATCTCCATGCCCAACATTGCCGACGTTGTGCGCGCTGGCGTTCTGCAACTTCGCCTGCTGCATTTCTCTCCCGACGTTCTCTTCCTTCATCCGACCGACAAGGCGATCTTCGACGTAACGAAAGATACCGCCGGGCATTACCTGACTGACGAGATGCGCAAGATCATCGGCAACATCTCCGTTGTAGAAACCACCAACATTCCCGCAGGTAAGTTCCTGCTGATGGATTCCTCGCGCTGGAAAGTTCGTCCCTACCGCGCTCTGCGACTGGAATGGGGCCGTGACGGCGACGATTTCAGCCACAACATGGTGACGGTGATCGCCGAAATGCGCCTTCACTCATACCAGAACTCCATCGACGCCGGGTCTGTCATCTACGACGACTTCGCAACCGTACAGGCCGCCCTGGAGAAAACCGCCGAGGCAGCAGCATAGTCATTAACTTAAACGAACAACAACATGGAAGATATGAAGAAGATCGACCTCACCAAGAGGGTAACTATCGTAAGCACAGGCAAGTCTATCTATATGCCCGAGAAAGGCAAAGAGTACAACGTGTCGCCCTTGCATGCCGAAACGCTTGTGAAATCGGGCAAAGCCACGTACAAGACCAAAGTTGCCAACTAACAAGGCGGGGAGGCGCCGGAAAGCGTCTCCCCTTTTTTCTTATGCTTATAGACTATACATACTTCGAACAGGATCCCACATATATTGCGGGAATAGACGTCAAAAGCGGATGCACCCCGACTGGCGCCGCACAGGAGATTGTACGGAATGTCGAGAGTTGCATACGCAGGTATGAGCCTAAATTCCTTCGGATGCTCCTTGGAATATATGTGGCTGAGAATATCGACAAATATCCTGAAATAGCCGCAAAAATAGCAAATACAGACACAAAACAGTCTCCCATCGCTAAGTATGTCTATTTCTATTACCTGCGAGAACATGTTGCCTTCAATACGATGGCTGGCGAGAAAATCAAAATGACTGACAACAGCCGTGCCGCCTCCCCGTGGTACAGACTTGTGCCCCTATGGAACGAGATGGTCGACGAGTGTCATCAACTGGCAGGCTCGCTATGCGGCGAAACAGACGTAAAGCCGGATTATTCGTCGGATATTTTTGAAAAGATAAACAGGTTTGGATTATGAAAATATCACCCAACGATACCATCAGGAAAGTAATTATAAAGAACGGCACCTTATTCGGTATCGGCAATAAACGAATATACGAATCTATTGCGGCATTACCCAAGCCTGACTATGTTAAGGAAAAACGTCGCATATTCGGATGGAAGAAGCACGAGGCCCGAAGCGTCGCAGGTATAACGATGGGTGAATTGAACGCCATAGAAAGGATCGAGGCCACCGACGAGTATTTCGTAAAGGTTCTGGCCGTCATGCTGGGTTTAATAAGCCCAAAGGGGAAAGGATCAAAACGCATTGACTGGGAGGGAGCAGGATACGATATTGCCCGAGAAAAGGTGCTCGAACTACAATTCATTCGCGCTTATCGCTATTTCATTGAAATACAAAACGAACTCAAAGGCGTAGCAAAGGCGTGGAAAAAGCTCGAAATGCCCCTGACGCCACAAGAAGCAAACGCACAAGTACAACGCAAGAACCGGGGCATGAGTACAATATGCTTAGGATACTGCCAGCTTGTAGGGGGTGCTATTCAGCCAAGCGATGTATGGCACCTGAGGTGGTCGACCGTATACCTTGCATATGAAGCCGAGAGGGACAAAAACATGGCACAACGCAAGCTCGCTCAGATGAACAAGCCCAAACCATCCAAAAGTCGCAGACGATGAGAAAGAGCCTCAGTAAAATATTCGAAGATGCTGCCAAAGAGTGCGGCGTCAACACATGCCTATATGCCAGGATCAAAGAGGCGAATTACCTGCTGGATTACGTCAAAGAGTACCCCGTAATGCTGCGGCTGTTCCAGGAGCCGATATACGAAACTAACCTGACAAACAGGCGTCGTCGTAGGACAACGCTTTACTTTCTCGATGCACTCGGGAAGCCAGAGCCGGATACACAGACTGAAGCAGCCCCCATTGCGGATCGCATGGAGCAAATGGCGTTTTCATTAATCGACAACCTGCGTCGAAATGGGATAGAGGTGCAGGTTGAAAGCCTGCAAGGAGTGGTTGAAAAACTGGATGCCCTGGCCGCGGGTGTAGAGGCAAAACTCGTCCTTACATACAATGTTTGCTGATGGACATATCGAAGATAGAGAACTTTTTCAGCCCTGAAAAGCTGGTTGCCATCTGTAACGAGGAATTCAGCACCCTTAAAGAGCAGGTGACAATAAATCTGCAAACAAAACGCACAAACAGCGGTAAAAATGTGAACTCCCTGAATGTCCCGGAAGAGACTACCGGCGCTACGGCAGATAGTATGGCGTCGCAAGTGGAAAGCAATGCCAGAGGGTTCACGGTCTCGTTTGTGGGACGGCATAACATCAAGAATATAGACGAGGGTAACTCTCCGCAGGATGCACAAGAAGAATTCGGAAGCTTCGAAAGTTTCTATCAGAACATAAAGCAATGGGCACGCGACAAAGAGGCACGCTATGGATTGGAATTCAAAAGCATCGACGCATATTGGGCGGCCAAGAAGCTGTGGGAGGAAGGCAGCATCTTGTACCGCTCGGGAGGGGGCACCGAGATTATCAAAGACCTGTTGCCGCAAACCGTGGATAACATCGACAAAAGAATTACGGAAGTGATCGACACATCCATATACGAAATGCTCGAAACAACAATAGAACTATGATCCGATATACATTGTCCGGTACAGGAGGCACCGCAGATTTTCCCAATGATATATGCTTCACACGGGAGAAATCCACCTTCGTGCGATTTACAGCCACAGCCATAGATCCGGACTACGGCACAGAAGTGAAGCTGCGAATATCATATGGAGCAACATCAATAGTCCTATCCAGAAATGTATCGGGAGTAGGAAAATCCGTTGTTTTCCCCTTGACGGCAATATTGGAATCGCTGGCCGCGGACTATTCGGCAACATTCATAAACAATGTGGTGCTCATAGTTGAGTTTGGCGATGGATCAGCCACTCACACGCTCAATACTATTCTTATCGGCACCTGTGAAAAAGAAATAATCCCTATCTGGGCACAGAATGCCGCCGCGGGAGATGTAACCAACTACCCTTCCGCCAGGAAAATCGTGGTATACCCCGGGTTCAACATAACCCAATCCATCTTTATCCCCAAGCTCACGACAGAGCAAATAGAGGTGGAAACAGAGAATGGGGTCATCGTCACCAGTGGCATGTCCTCGAAACCGTTTGCGGAGTTCAATCCATCGACGGTAAGATGGGATGGGGATACGTATGTTGAGATAAGCGTCTATAACCCCAACCTTGCCAACACCTTTCAATTTCCCATCGAGATAGATAGGTGTACCGATGGGATGCTTGTCAAATGGACGGATAAAGGCGGCATCCCTTACATATATCGGTGGAGTATAGAGACGGCGAGGGACGAAATATCTATCCAGGATGCCTATTCACTACTGAATGAGAACCTGCAACCGTATGAAGCCCAAAGTAAGATACTCACAAAGACATACACGCTGCATAGTCGCCTTGTAGATCAGGATATATACGACCTGTGTAAATCCATCCTCGCCGGGCGCGACATAAGCTACTACGACAGCGCAACGGAGCAATGGCGCCGGTGTAGTATAGAGGAGGGAGAAGCCGAAGATAACGGCGCTTATTTTAAAGATTTAGTCGTAGAAATTACCGATAAGACCTATAACGTATGACCTACTACGAACTATACATAAACGACATCCTGTGCGATCTGTCCAGCGACAACTATATATCCTTGGTATATCAAAGCCCGATATTTTCAGGACTGGACATCATACAGTCCAATAGGTCGTACAATATAGACTTACCGCTGACGCCGAAGAACCGCAAGGCCATAGGCTATGCGGAACGCACCGACATCTATACGGATGCACCCTATGTGAAGCTTCCGGCAAGATTGTATCAGGAAGGAGTACCGTTGTTCACATCCGGATACGCCGTTATTACGGAGATTTCGGACGTAATAAGTGTGGTTCTTACGTGGGGAAATGTCGACAACTTCCAGCCCTTGTTCGATGCAAATTTGCGCGACCTGGCACAAACGCTCTATTCCATGAACATAGGGTCGATACCATGGAACAGCGCATCGGCACTCTTGGAGTATGGATATGAGAGGCCGCAGATGGGATTCTTCGGCATTGATTTCGGGCAAGGTATCGCCAACTCCGAATACATGCATCCGTCTATCGAAGTGCAAGATGTACTTACGGCTATTGAGCGGTACAATGGCATCACCATCGACGGCAAAGAAAGACTGTATGGAGGACTTACGCATCCTTTATTGCTTCCTTTGGTGTCAAAAAACGGAAATGAGGAAAGTGGAAAAGCGGAAACAACAATATGCAAACTGTCGCAAACAACATTCAATGGGCATACTATCTTAAAAGGCGCTGCACCTACTCAGCATCCCGAATATGTGAGCGGAGAATATTTTGATGTTAAGAATGCCCAAGGCGTCAGTATGGTAATACAAATCTCCGGGTTCCTTCGTTCCTCAAATATTGAAGACATGCGCGGTCTAAAGATATACATTGCATCTTCTGACGATTATAACACCAGCATTGCAAATATAGGTTTTAGTGGAATGCAGGAAAGCGACCGAATATATATATATTGCGACACTAATATTGATATCCCGCAAGACAAGGTTCCGAAGAGTGGGTATATTGTAATTGTAGTAAAACACACAAAGCCTGTCGATTTTAGCGGAGATATATCTTTTTATGCCTACCCTCGCGAAGAAGTGAATTTTCCCTCTATTTTCCCAATTGCTGTAAATCTACCCGATATTTCGCAGGGAGATTTCCTCTCGGCCTTGATGTCTATGGCCGGACTGTTCGCATACCCGGATAAGGACGCCCCGGATACAATCAAACTCATAAGCGTAGATGACATTTACGCCAAACTCACAAACGGAGGCACAATAGACTGGAGCCGCAAAGTCATCCTTAATGATCGGCATGATGTCAGCCGCCCGGAATCTTCCATATTTTCGCTCGATGACCTGGCACAGAAAAACACGCTCGATTATGACAACGACGACGATGTGATCACGGACACCGCCGGGGAAATACGGATCGAGAATGTTAACATCGACAAGGAGAACGAACTCGTGGAGCTTCCATTCTCAGCGTCCGAAAATGCCCCACTTGCATCGGATGCCAATGCGCTGTGTGCCCGCATTCCTATGTATACGACATCCGACGACGGGAAAACAGTGGACTACAACGAACCCTCGGCGCGAATCCTGCAAGCCATCATTGACGATACGAGCACGGGGTTATACTGGTTCGGATATTTCGGAGAAAATATGCGCTTTGGTGGTGAGAACGGGATCGTCGCAAAGAAATACAGCGGGTACCAGAAAGCCGTGGACAAACTTCGGCTCATAACAGTAAAGGCCAAGTTAACAGCCATAGATCTGCATAACCTTGATTATACAAAACCCATATACATAGGTCAATTCGGGCAGACATATGGCCTGTATTCGGTAGAAACAGGCGAAAACGGCATATGCGAGTGCCAGCTGATCCAGTTGCAGGCTATAAAAGAAGTTGTTGTCCCGGACTATTATCTGACCATCAACGGTTCGGCTTCGGACATCAGTCGGGCTGTGGGCAGCAGCACCATCACCGGGGACATCCCGGGCACGGTGGCGGTGGGCGAGGGACGTGCCCTGGCCGTCTCGAAGAACGAGACGGGTGACTTGCGCAAGGGGACGATCTCGATGCAGTGGCACAACATAGAAGCGAGCGAGACCACGGCCTACGATGTCGAGGTCTCGCAGGAACCATAATATTTCATTAACCATTTAACCATATAGAGGCATATGGCACAGCAAGATACGATAGACAAAATTATTAACATCCAGTTCAACTACAGAGAGCTGGTGCAGGGATGGGCGGCAGCATCCGATGCTATTGATGATGCAAAAACCAAACTGCAAGAATTCAAAAAAGAGGGGAATGCCACAGGCATTGCCAAACAGACGCAGATTATCAAAGCCTTGCGCACAGAAATGGCCGCATATACCCGAGAAATGCAGGCCAATATCAAAGAGGAAGTTAAGCAAGAAGGAAGCATCGAACAACTCAGAGGCAGCATCGCCAAGCTAACGGCAGCATATAACAAAATGAGCCGCGAGGAGCGCAATGCCGCCAAGGGCACCGATCTCGCCAAAAAGATAGCCGGACTACAAACGGAGCTTAACGAGGCAAATACGGCATTACTTAACTTCCGGGACAACGTCGGTAACTATGCAAGTGCTGCTAAAGGATTCTCTCCTCTTACCTTTCAAGTGCAACAACTCGCAAGAGAAATGCCGTCGCTTACCGTGTCTTTGCAGCAGTTTTTCTTGGCCATATCCAACAACGTGCCGATGTTCGTTGATGAACTGAAACGCGCTACTGCAGCAAACAAAGCATTACGCTCCGAAGGAAAGGCGACAATACCTGTATTCAGACAAGTAATATCATCTGTCTTCTCGTGGCAAACAGCTCTCGTTTTAATCATCACATTGCTTACAGCATATGGCAAGGAGATAGGGTCGTGGGTTAAAAGTCTATTCTCAGCCAAAGAGGCTATCGCAGCAACCGAATATGCGCAAAGGCAACTAAATGCAGCCCAATTGGAAGGTAGAAATGCTGCTCAGGCAGAGGTGGTGAACTTACAAATACTCTACAATGCGACCCAGAATACGGCATTGGCCTACAAAGACAGGCTAAATGCCGTAAAAGAGTTGCAGAAACAATATCCTGCCTACTTCGGGAATATGTCTCAGGAGAAGATATTAGCCGGAGAACTGAGCAAAACCTACGAAATGCTCGTCCGAAATATCATGGCAAAAGCGCAAGCAGAAGCCGCGCAAAACCAAATCGTGACTAACCTGGAGAAGAAGAATACCATAGAGCAGATCCAGGCGTATCAAAATCTGACCCGTGTAATGGCGGATTATAACAGACTTAAAGCAGAGGGCGCCGACGATAAAATGCTCGAAAGTTATGCCAAGGCGGCATACACGCTGCGTAAGGAGGTCGATTCCGAGTTAAAGAAAATGAACGAAGATTTATATAACGAAGTTCGTGACAATAGCAATAGTTACCAAGAATACATAGACAACCTCGATGCAGCAAACAACAAGCTGGTTAAAGTCGCTACTGACAACCTTCTGACCTTCCAGAATACTCAAAAAGGGGTGGATGAATCGTCAGAAACATCAATCGAACAATCTGCAAGATGGATTGATGAATTTTACAGTAAAATGGCAAAAAAGCGTACGAAACTACTGGCTGACTGGCGAGTTGCCTTGAGCAGGGAGGTGTCTAAGATGGAGGCTGAATTAAATAAGGAATTACAAAAAACGGATAGTGAAATATCCGACAACTTGAGGAAACAACTTGAAGAACAAGAGCTGGAGTATAGAAATAGAATCAACGAAGCCCGTCTGATCGACAATGATTTAGGTGCAGCGATGGAGATGGTAAACATCTACAAAGAGCAAATTGCACAAATAGAGAAATTGGAAAGTGTTTATCGGGCTGCAGGCAAGACCGACGCAGAAATACAGGCAATACGAATTAAAGCACGTATGGATCTTCAAAAAGCGGAGGAAAATGTAGCAAACATTCAGATAGAAACGACACACAAAAGTTTAAGCCTCGCCGCACAAACAGCAGGAAACCTTGCCAATGTATTCGAACAACTTGGTGGGGAAAGTGAAAAATATGCTGCATTTGCCAAGGCTATGGCTGTCATGCAAGTTGTGTTATCTGAATCTGTAGCTATAGCAAAAGCATGGGAAGGGAATGCCGCTCTTCCATTCCCGGCAAATATAATAGCCACCGCAGCAAGCGTTGCTGCAATTGTCGCAGCGATGGCCAGTGCATTATCCTCTACTAAGTCTACGGAAGTTCCTAAATACGCATCCGGCGGTCTTATTACAGGGCCCGGTACTGGTACCTCTGATAGCATTGTTGCCCGGGTATCGAATGGCGAGGCCATTATGACCGCCCAGGCCGTGAATGATTGGGGAGCCGTATTGTCGGCTATGAATGTTTCCAGTGGGGGTAATGCCATCCAGGTATCCAATTTACCCCAACGCGGAGACGGAATGAGGGGCATGGAACAAATGATGGAACGGGTGCTGCTCAACCTCCCGTCTCCTATCGTCCTCGTAAAAGACATTGACAACGGACAGAGACGGGTGAAGGTAGCAGCCAATCTTGCAAAATTGGGTAGAAAAAAATAGTGTGCCCCATTGTTATTTAAATGCACACAGGCATATTTGCATCAGAGCTTATGGTGAGGTAAGCAACAGACGACAAAACGAAATGACGCGTACATCCAACATATCTGTCGGCGGCCATAAAGCTCTATTAGTGACTTTTTGTAAAACTAAATAGGCTGAAAAATGGCAGGACAAAACGCATGCGCCGAGAACCTTGGCGCGAACATCCTGAATGACTGTAACGACGATTACGGCAAGGGTGTCGAGAAGATCGTTTACATCATCAAAAAAGAGGACATCGACCGTAAGGCATCGAAGATTGCGGGAAACGTAATCAGCACCCTCGTCCTCAGAACCGGAAAGAAGGCATACACTGCTTCGGCTCCCTCAAACACACCTTTCAGCGGCCTCACATACGAGGATCAGAACGCCACAATCGGAATGTCCTTTAACAAGACCATCCCTATCGTCATGCTGGCGGATTCTCCGACGAACGCCCTCAATGTATCCGCACTCAAGCAGAACAAGTACGTCATCATCTACGAGAACAACAACAAGGGTGCGAATGGCGAACAAGCATTCGCCGTCATAGGCTGGGAGCAGGGCGCCGTCGGGCAGAACGCAACCCTTGACAAGTACAGTGACGACACGCAGGGAGGCTGGACTGTCGACATGATCGAAGAAGGTGCCAAAACCCCGCAAATATTCTTCTTCTCGACGGACTACGAGACTACGAAGGCGGCACTTGATTCGCTTTTGTCGCCCGCCTCGTGATGAATCCCGAAGTATGGTACAGGGAGAGGTTGAATGCCTCTCTCTCCGCTTCGGATAAGCGGACGATAGAATCCCATTACGAGATGGTAACCGGGAAATCGTTCGCTGGCAGTTTTTCCCAAAACTGCCCCAACAAGTACAAAGACGCGATAACGCACATTTTAATCAAGATGAAACAGGACAACACGGATAATGGCGGATATGTCCTCAAACAAGGAGCATTTCGCTACAAAGGTAAGGTCATAACCAATGCGAACATGACCGCAGAAGCGGCAGAATGGTGGATCCATCAGAACCTGGACAACAGAGACCAATTTGCGAGCTTGGGCAAGGATTACGACAGCTATGCCACCACGTCGGCAATGATTCCCGCAAAAGAATAATGACGCCAAACACCTGTAACGTGGAGAATGTTACACACATAAATTACCATAGTGATTTCAGGCTTATTATCCGCTTCAACTCGGATAAACTGCCCGATTATCCGTGGCGTATTACATTCAGTACCCCGTCGACACATACAGTCGACAAATACGTAGCGTCATTCGATGGAGAAAATTACATCAATTGCAAGCCCGTCGACACGCTCCCGGGTGCGGCAATAGTGTTTTTCGATCATCATAGGCTCGGGTGCGGGACATTGGGTTACATTCTCGACATGGATATTCCCGATAACGAATTTCCTGACGGGAAAATGGATATTGAAATCCCGGGTGTCGAGACTGTAGAATTATGGCCGGGGAAAAGCGATGAAACGGAACTCCCCGCAGAAATTATTGTGGCGCTGTTGCAGATGCTCAAAGGGTTTTCCCCCTCTATCGAAGTCGAGGAGAACAGTGACGACAGTTATATCCTGCGGATAACAAACGAAACTGGGTCATATCTCACCCCGAACCTGCTGGCTTCGCTGAATTTGGCACAAAGTACTGGCGACAGCCAGTATATTGCCATGTCGCAGGATGCTACAACAAAAGCCCTTGCCGAAAAAGTCGACAAGGAAGAAGGGAAAGGGCTTTCGACGAACGACTACACCGACCAGGAGAAGGAGAAGCTGGCCGGGCTCTCCAACTACGACGACACGGAGATAAGGAAGGAGTTATCCGACAAGGTGTCCAAGAAGGAGCTGACGGAGGCTGCAGCGGGCACGCTGACTGAGGCAAAGTCGTATACGGACACAAAGGCGACAGAACTATGGAATAATGTCGGCGATACGTTTGACGCTATGTCCGAGGAGCTCAATAGCAACATATCCGGCGGGGATGCGCGGACACTGACCGAAGCCAAAAACTATACAGACAAGGCGATCTCTGAAATTCCCACCCCGGACGTCAGCGGGCAGATCGAGCGGCACAACACCTCCCCCACGGCGCATCCCGACATCCGGGAACTGCTCAACACCTGCGTAGGACTGCCGGAGTTCAACGACAAAACCTACGAGCTGACCTTCACGACAAAGGGCGGTGCGAAGTTCATCATCGACCTGCCTATCGAGATGATGGGGCTGCATTACAACGAGGATACCCAATCTATCGAGTTCGTAAATGCCGACGGCTCCATATCCTCCATCCCGGTTTCTGACTTCGTGAAAGTATATGTCGGCTCTATCGGTTCCGAGATACAGGTTACGGTCGAAGGCTCCGAAATCCGCGCCTCCCTGCTCAACAACACCGTATCCTGGGACAAGTTGACACTTGCATTGCAGGAGATGATTCAGGGCAAGGCCGACCGCACGGAGCTTCCCTCGAAACTGTCCGAACTGGAAAATGATTCCGGATATGTGACTTCGGAAGAATTGAATACTGAATTAGGCTACAAAGACCACGTAGCCTACATCCTCAAGGACTTTACGAAGAGCTATTATAACAATACGGGCTCGGACATCACGGATCGGAGCATGGTCGTTACGCCTACGCAGTCAGGCGTGACGTCGAACTTCTCCCTGACCAGCCGCATCCCGGTCGCAGCTTCGGACTTTATTTTCGTGCGCATGAAGCTGCGCGTGGACAAAGAGTGCTCTTTGCGGATCATTACCTATTCGGACAATCTCGACCAGCGGGGCCGCTGGTTCGTCCTCAAGGCAGACCGCACCTACGAAATCTACTACCGCGGCAAGGCGGCGTCGGTAGCGGGAGGGCTGAATGTGGGCACCAGCATATCCGCAGCCACCAATATCGGCCAGAAGGTCACCATCGAGGATTTGATCGTCACGCTCAATAACTATGACGCATGGTGCGATGCCGAGAGCCGGGCCACGCTGAAAAACTTCGACACGGACTCCTTCACCGTGGACGAGGGCGGGACGGGGCATTTCTTCTCGGTCGCGCAGGCGTGCGACTTCGCAAGGGACGCCTTCGATGTCGTGAACAACGCGGTTACGGTGTTTATCCGCAACGGCCTTTACGATCACGAGGCCCCGAAGAATGTGGCGATGGGTTACCCGTATGCGATCATCAACAAGGGGGCGAACCGCATATCGCTTATCGGCGAGAGCCGCGACGGCGTCATCGTCTCGTATGAGAACAACTCCGTGAACCGCGCCAAGATCATCGAGGCGGGCGGCGAATGCACCATCGCCAACATGACCGTCAACTGCCTGAACGACGAGAGTTATACGGACGCCAGCGCCGGCGGTCACCAAGTCTGCTACTGCATACATATCGATTCGGTCTTTGCCGCATCTGAGCGATATTTCACGACGGTACGGAACTGCAAACTCTTCAGTACGTGCCATTCACCCGTCGGCGCGGGCCTTGCCGACAACCAGACCATTCGGTTAGACGGCTGCGAGTGCGTCAGCGACACGCACGTAGGCACTTCGACGGGCGCGGCCACCATCCACGCAAGCACCGATGCTGCGGCGAAAAATATGGCCGTCGAGATCATCGGCTGCCGCCTGCTGTCGCTCGACGGAACCAAATCGCTCTACATGCCCGACGTGGAGGGCGGCGCTCCCTTCACACAGGTCGACGTCACGCTGCTGGGCAACACCTACTACACGACGGGGCCGGAGATCACCGATGCCGACTTCTTGTCCAGGCACAAGCTCACGCCGTGGTCGGATGCTTCGTTCAGCGAAATTTCGGTTATCGCGCACTCGGACTGCACGCTCGAAGCGCGCGTGACGCACCTCGAAGGGCTACTCGTGGGAGTGCTCTCGGGCAAAGTGCTGATCCCGGAATTGCAGGTGAAGAAGCTGGGCGTCTGGGGCGACAACAACCTCGTCGTCACGGGCGAGGGTGCGCCGACGAAAGCCCCCGACCGCGCGGGGCAGTTCTATGTCGATACGAAGAACAACGCGGTCTACCACTCCGTGGGCAACGGCGCGGTGTCGGACTGGAAGAACGCTTAAACTGCATACAACATGTCACAAGTCAACAAATACGCCGACAAGGCGGGTTACACGGCCGACAAGAACCGCAAGGACACACAGTCGGCGGTGTCATACGTCGAAGACGACGGCGTGCTGATCTATGACGGTGTGAATACCGTGATCCGCAAATCGGCCGCCGGTGTCGGTGATCTCGTCGTCTTTGACAAGACGGATAGTACGTTGAAATTTATCAAAGGCGATACGCTGGTTACAGAAAAGATACCTCCCCAACTGATTCCCGTGGCCGTGGTCTATGCCCGGCAGGGCGAGCGGGTGCTGATCGTGTCGCTTCGCAATGCGGCAAGCAGCGTTTGCTGGGCGTACTCTTACGAGGTCGCCCTATCTGGCTTCGAACTGTCTGCGGGGGGAACCTTCACGCTTCGTATCTATAATACCGACCACGCATTCACTTATGCCCCGGGTGCGACGCTCGCGGATATCGCCGCGCAGATCAATGCGGACGAGAAGATCAAAAACACTTATGGCTGGACAGCCTCTGTCGATGAAGCAGGGGCACGAATTGTCATGTCGATAAACACATGGTCGCCCAATTATGTGCTTATCAACGTTACGAATGGCTGCCAAATCACCTATCCTCGGGAGAACGTGAGCTATCAGACAACACTCACGGGGATACTTATCAAAGGAACCAGAGAAGAAATTCGCCGCAAGAATGGTGTGAATTCAAATATGGCAGGTGGTGTCCTCGACCAGTTCGCGGAATATTATTCGGAGAGAGGCCAGGCAGCCACAGGACAAAAGCCGGGAAGCGGCATAGTCATTCGGGAGAGCGTTTTCACCGAGGCCGACAACCCCGATCTGGTTGCCGTGTATCCCACCTACAAGGACTACCTGTTCGCCGAGCACATGGCACAATATCCTACGGAGTTCGGGACGATGTTGCAGGATGGCAAGACCAACACGAACCTGATCGGGCGGCTTACCTTCGAGGATATTTACGGCAAAACACAGTACCGCTACCCGGCTGCCGCCGCAGCCCTCGACTTCGGCATCACCGTGGACGGAATGACGACGGGGCTGGAGGCGGGGGCATGGTGGCTGCCGTCGTCGGAAGAGGTCTACCTGCTGATGCACGACAGGGTGTGTTTCGCCGCTGACGTGGAAAAAGACCCTGTAAACCGTACGCTCTTACGCTTGAAAGCTACCACGTGCTATGGTTATTATTATTATGTCCATACTTCATGCGAGATGCAGGAGAGTTACATCTACATTTATAACGGAAGGGCCGGCTCTCTGGGCTATACAGGCAAGTGTTATAAATTCTCGTCCCGCCCGGTCTGCGCCTTATAATTATCTGAACCATGGAAACACAACGACAGATCGACACCCTCGAATCACGGCAGCTCGAATTACGGGCAGTCATGGCCAAGTCCGACGATAGGGCGGCCAAATGCATCAAGTCCGGCCTTGACTTCCGGGCTACCTATCCCCTGGATTATGAGGAGTACGAAGCGGCCAACGCGGAGTACAACGCGAACGAAAAGACCCTTGCGGAGCTGAGGGCCCGGCGTGCCGAAGAGCTGGCCGCCGAAGAAACGGTTATGGACTTTCAAAATATTGAGCAATGAAGATGTATATGACCAACAAGCCCAACGGCGAGCCGTTCTATCCCGTAACCGTAGCCGAAGCCGTGCTTGTTTCCGAAGGGGAAACTTTAGCCGCGGTGCTGCAACGGCTTGAACAGAGGATCGCAGAATTGGAGAAGTCGGAAGCGGCGCCCGAGGCGCAGGCAGACGTGCTGACCGAACAATAGAATATATCCTATGGAGGAATTGTGGAGGTTTATAGAAAGGTTATGCGAGAAAGTATGGCAGGTGTCGATAGGCGCCCTGGTGTACATGTTTAACGCCATAGCCCCGATACACGACATACTGACGGCCTGCATGATTATATTCGCCGCGAACTTTTTCACGGGCCTGTTCGCCGGCGTGCTCGTGCAGCACGAAGGATTCATATTCCGCAAGGCTTTCAAGTGCATATCCGAGGCTGCGGTAATATCGGGACTGATGGCCATGATACTGCTCGTCGGGGACAACATCGACAACCACGACGGGGCGATGTCGGCGATCTCGCTCGCAGTATATGCCCTGATATATTTCTACGGGGTCAACATCCTCAAGAACCTGAACCGCATATTCCCGAAGAACCGATACATCGACTTCCTGTACTATGTGCTCTCGTTCGAGATGATTAAAAAGATTCCCTATTTGGAAAACTACAAACAAAAACAAAAGGACAAATGAAAAAGAAATGGATCGTATGGAGCATCGTTGCGGCCGTGGCCGTAGTGCTCGGAATCGTATTCCCGCGTTACATCCTCGTGGGGGTTGTTTGTGCTATGGCCGGATGGGTCGGGCATATCCTGTACACTAAACACATCGCGCAATGACACGAGGGCTCAGAAACAACAACCCGCTCAACATCGAGAAGACACGGGGCGGCAATCCCTGGCAGGGCGAGGTCGTGCCGTCGAAAGACAAGCGTTTCGCGCAGTTTACGACGGTGGCATACGGCTATCGAGCTGCCTTCAAGCTGTTGAACAACTACCAGCGTAACTACGGGCTGGACACGATCCGCAAGATGATCGGCCGCTGGGCCCCGTCGGAGGAGAACCACACGGACGCCTATGTCCGCACCGTGGCGGAAAGATCGGGGGTGCCCGCCGACAGCCGGATCACCACGACCAACCGCGACGTGATGGTTCCCATCGTTGCGGCCATGTCGTTCGTAGAGAACGGCGTCGAGGCCAAGATGCTCGACGTGCAGGCCGGGTGGGAGTTGTTTGTAAAAGCATGAAACGCCTGATTCTCTACCTGCTCGCCACCCTTTCGGCCGGGGCCCTGCTCTTCGGCTGGGGATACCGCAGGGGCGCCGCGTCGGTGGTTGTCGAAGAAACGACGCGTATCGACACGGTGTTCTACCCGAGACCGGAACCGCTGCCCGGCACGTACCGCTTCGCCGACATCTCGGTGCCGGTGCTGCTCTTCGCGCCGCCCGACACGGTAACGGAGACCGTCGTTGTGAAAGTCGGGGCAGACAGCGTGCAGATGAAGGTGGCAATGGAAACACGCCCCTACTCGGACAGCACCTACCGGGCACAGGTCAGCGGGCCCCGGATCGGCAACCTGCGGCCGACGCTCGACTGGATAGAAACATACAACTGCACTACCACCCGACAGCAGGTAGTCACCCGGCGGAGCCGCTTCGCCCTGACTGCCGGGATCGGGGCGGCGTACACGCCGCAAGGGTTCCAGCCTACGGTCGGCGTAGGAGTAGGTGTTATTTTATGGCAATTCTGACAGGTATGAAGATAATTTATAACGACATCATCCCCTTCAAGGGATACAAGGCTATCAATCTGTTCGGGATCGTATTTGCCCGCAAGTCCGCCCGCCCGTTGTCGGATAAAAATAAAAACCACGAAGCGATACACACCGCACAGATGAGAGAACTGTTATATGTGCCCTTCTACATCGTCTACCTATTGGATTGGGTATTTCACGGCTTCAAGTACCGAAGGATAACTTTCGAACAGGAAGCATATGCCCATGAAGATAACCCTGAATACCTTGAAATACGAAAACACTACGCGCAATGGAAGAGATGATTTACATATACTGGGATGACTTCCCATCGGTTGTAACCGAATAACGGGCCTTGGGGTACGGGCATAAAAAAGTCCCCAACGCTTTCCCGCATATACCACTATACGATTGTGCCAACGCACCACATTGAGGACTTATTCCTTGAATCGGTGTGTTGGCTTTTTGTATAGTGGTATAACAAATTTATAATAAAAAATCGGGAAAGTATATGCGTAAATCAGAGCTTTTTGCACAAATACTCGAATGTGTTGCATTTGAAACTGAAATAGCTAAGGAACAAATCCTTTCGAAGGATAAATTTCAAGATGTGGTCGATGCGCGCTACATGCTCGTACACTTCTGCCATAAAAACGGCATGTACACCACCGACATCGCCCGGATGATGCGGTTCTCCCGACGCGCCATAGAGAAGATGGTCGCCGGGTTCGATGAACGCAAGCGATACAGCCACCCTATATTCGAAATACAGTGCGAACTTATTGCGAAGAAGTTGCCTCCCATCTGCGCCCCAATGAATTGATATGCCTGCCGCCCGCAGCCACCTTTGCAATGTTGCAACAGGTGAACGCCCGGCCTTGACAGGGGCGGCAATCATTCAATAATTATTAAAAATGGGTTCGGATAAAACTTATATTTTCGATGGAGGCGGCTCGGGTGGCGGCCTTGACATCGCGGCTCTCGTCTCGTCAATGATGGGCAACAAGGGCATGGATCCCAACCTCGTAGCGGCACTCATGAACGGTAACAACAACCGTGGTGCATGGGGCGGTGACGGGTGCTGGTGGATCTGGATCATCCTGCTGTTCTTCTGCTGGGGCGGCTTTGGTGGCAACGGCTTCGGCGGTAACAACGCCAATGGCCTTCCTGCGCAGCTCAACGGTGACGCCGGACGGGAACTTCTTATGAACGCAATCCAAGGGAACGGCGCAGCCATCAATCAGCTGGCATCGTTGCTCAACTGCTCTACGCAGCAGATTCAGAACACGCTGTGCAACATCCAGGGCACCCTCGGCATGTCAAGCCAGCAGATCATCAACGCTGTACAGTCGATGGGATGCCAAATCGGCAACCAGATCGCCGCGTGCTGCTGCGATATGAAGCAGGCCATCAATGGCGTCAATGTGGGCATGGAGCGCGGATTCAGTAGCGTTGCCTATGAAACACAACGTCAGACCTGTGATTTACAAAACACAATTCGCGAAACTTCTCAAAGCGGGACTACAGCGATAATTTCCAAACTGGATCAAATGCAGGCAGCTGCATTGCAGGATAAAATTGATGCCCTGCGCGAAAAGAACAGCACGCTGACCACGCAGCTCAACCTCGAACACCAAAACGCCTACATGGCCGGTGTTGTAGGACAGGCTGTAGCACCCGTGAACGCCGCTGTAGCGGCTTTGCAGAATGACGTGAATAGCATCAAGTGCAAGCTGCCCGAAACGGCTACCGTGCCCTATTCGCCTATTGTCGGTGTGCCTACGTGTATTGCCGCACAATATGGTCTCGGATATGGTGCAGGGTTTGGCTTTGGGGGGAGCGGCGGATTTTGGGGATAATGCTATTATTCGCCGATAGGTGAAATGTTCTTTGACTTACTGATAAGAGGCTTCCCAATCCGAAAGCCAGCGCCAATGAAATCCTTTCAATGTGCGAGTTGGTTTTCGAATGCATTCATATATTCCTCCGATGTGAAATCCGTGTAATTGATGGGCTTCGGATGCTGTTTTATATTTTGCAACCAATATTCCATTTTTAATCTGGACAATTGGCTTTCTGTTTTTCTTGTTGGGTATTCTTCGTGCTTTTGCTGCACACTCTCTTGTGACAGGGTTAAGCATGTTCATTGAACGAGTACACCAACGAAGATTACGTGCCACATTGTTCGTCCGGTTCCCATCTATATGGTCTACATATGCATAGTTATTAGGATTGGGGATGAACGCTTTAGCAACAAGCCTATGGACTAATTCAGTCTTATCTACTCCGTGTAGGGATGTAAGTCTAACTCTCAAATATCCTCCCCGATTTGGGCGAGGAGTTAATATGCGAGGTTTAGTCGTCCAACTATTGTTATTACCTCCGCTCACGCGATGGGATAGCGATGAAACCCTACCATAATCAGATACCGCGAAATAGCCGAGCGTACCATCAATAATACGCCATTCTTCTCCTTCGAGAGCAACACTCTCTATGAATTCCCGATTTGTCATTGCCAAACAATTTAGTGGTGCCAAACGAGAAAAAGAGGGAAGGACGTTTGGCAAGCCCTTATCAGTTGGTCATGACTCCAACCTATCCCGATGTAAAATTAGTTATAATAACTTAAAATACAAAAATATGGCAGTATTCCCATTTCAGTATGTTAACCGCAGAGGCATACCGGTACTAAAAACTACAGGCGTGACAGTGGAGACCACAGGGGTTGTGTTTTCCTTTCCCAACCACGCATTTGCAAATTCGTGGTACCGGGGACTCGTGCTGGTTGAGTTGGTACAGGAAATCCCTGCCGGCACAACGGGAACACTTCCCGTGCTGTTTGAAACCAACGGGCAAAATAAGAATCTGACGACGTACAACGGAGCAAATGTTACAGTATCGGATATTCCGGGGTCAGGGGTATACCAGATATGGTATGACAAGCAGACCGATACTTTGCAATTGATGACCGGTGCCGTCTGAATTAAAAAAACAATTAACCGAAAGACGGGGAGGAGGGCTCCTTCTCCCCTATCTTTCACAAATCATTAACCAAGATGTTTCAGAACTTGAGAAAAGGCTCCTTAGTCTACGTTTTCGACAACAGGGAACAGCCTAAGTTTTATACAGCCAACGTAAAAGATGTATCGGCACCGTATTTCCCGCCCCAAAAGCCCGGGCAATTCTCGCCGATGCCGCAATTCATCAACATCTCGATAGAGGGCAACGAGCCCTGGGGCGTCCCTATGCAAGCGGACATCGTTTCGAAAGACGGCCTTACCGTAGCGACGACACGTGAAGTGTTGAAGCCGACCATCATGGAGGCACAGCAGGCAAGCCGTGACATCGTGGAATCATTCGACAGGCACAAAGCCAACCTGAAGGTCTACGACGAGATCCTGATGCAGCTCGACCCCGAAGCTGCGCGTTCAAAGGAGCTCGAAGCCGAAAACAGGGAGTTGCGGAAGATGCTCGCTGACATGAACGAACGGCTGAGCCAGATACCGACGGCGGAAGAACTGAGGAGCCTTGTCAAGTCTGAACCACCTGCAAAAACAAAGTAACTATGGGTTGGAGAATCATAGGTGAAGGCCGTGGCGGCTTCGGCGGCCACGAAGAGGAGATGGAGCGGGAGCTCCGACGCGCCTACGAAGAAGGCTTTGAAGAAGGCCGGCGTGAAGGCCGTGGCGGATACGGTGAGCGTGGCAGCTACGGACAAGGTGGCGGCTACGGCGAACGTGGCGAGTATGACCGCGGCGGGTATGAGTATGACGACGCCTACGGCGAACGCCGTGGCGTAAGGGGTACAGGCCCCTATTCGCGGTATCGCAGGCGGTAAACCGGAGGGAGGGGGCCGCAGTGCCCTCTCCTATTTTTAAATCGAAAAATATGGACAGGTTAGATACACATGAAAACTTCCCGGCAGGGTTCCGGGAATATCTCGAAAATTACGGTTGGCACTTTTCAAAGAAGATGTGCGAATTCGCCGTATCCCGCATGAAGGACAGGAACGGCAAGAAGATCGAGCCCTATTCTAAGGATAAGGTGGATGCGCTGCTCAAGCAGTACGGCATCGAACTCAAAAAGGACAAGGGCTATGACTGCGTGTACGTCTGCAACATGGCATTGGCGGACTATTTCGGGTCGTCGATACCCAATCCACAATACCTGGCGATGTTCATACGTGACTATATCAATGACGAGGACGGCTACGACGGCTTGCCATTTACACGTTACTATGCCGATACCATCGGCTCGGGAACACCCATCCTGTGGGAAGAGATGATGTAGCCATGGAAGAATATCCCCAGATCAGCGAATTCACAAACGACAACGACGAAATCGATGAAAAATATCGCAACGCTCGTCCGTAACCTGCCTGCCGACAAGTACCAGGAACTTGCCGGGGCGGTGAACGACGTATTCGAGAACAAGCGCTTCAACCGGGCACAACGCAGAAGGCTGGCGCGAAACTGGCGCAAGTACGGAAAAAGGGAGGAAAAATGAAGATTCGGGACTTGAGTATTCACAAGTATGGTTGGACGTTACGCATATATTATGCCGTGACGTGCTACTATACGGGCGAAATACTCAAGTCCCTTACCGACATCGGATGCCCTGATACGGTTCTTCATCGCGTACAGGGGAATATGGTGAAGTGCGAAATGGATACGGGATTCACCTACTCCAACAAGGAGCATCGGCAAAGTGTCATCGTAATAGGGATGCACTCCTCGCCGTGGGAATTTCTCAACAGCTTTGAGCACGAACTGCGGCACCTCGTAGACGATATAGCCCTTACTCTCGGGCTGCCGATGGCCGGGGAAGAGGTAGCATACCTTACCGGCGAAATAAACCAGGCGCTATGGGAAGATGTGCACCAATTCACCTGTTGTAAATGTAATGGACATGGAAAAAGATGACACCCAATACTGGATGGCGATGCTCGAAGTGAGCGAATGCTGCGCACCCATATTCGCTGCCGTCGTATGCGAGTTGATGAATACGATTTGATTATTCCAGAAGTTTCACCAGGTCGGTTTTCATCTCCTCGTCTATGTCGCGGTAGCGGGCAAATGCTTTGCTGCCTTCGGTATGCCCCGACAAAGATCCCACAAGGTTAGGGTCTTTGACCTGCTTATACAGATTCCCGATAAAAGTACGACGCGCCATATGGGATGACGCAACTTGGTAGAGCGGTTTTTGCTCAGGCTCCCTGGTGACGGGGTTGAGTACACTTACCATGCGTTTCAATCCGGCAGCAAGGAAGCATTTTTTAATTGCCTCGTTATATTTTTGCTCCGAAATAAAGGGGAGCAGTAGTGCATTGTCAGGGGATGCGTATTTATTGATTATCTCCTTTGCAAGATTGTTCAACGGGACACGCACCGTCACCGGATGGCCTTCCTTCGTTTTGCGCGGGATATACTCAACAGCACCTTTTACTACGTTGCTCCGTTTCAAGGCTATCAAATCCCCCACGCGACACCCTATGAGACATTGGAATACGAATATATCCCGCTGTACCGCCAGTCGTTGATGCCTGGATAGGTTTGTATGGTATAGCTTGTTCCGCTCGGCGATTGTGATATAGATCGGGGAACCATATACAGCTTGTTTTATCTCCTTCTTCCGGAAAGGATTAGTTTGGATCAGGTCATTGTTTGCGGCCCAATTCAGGAAAGCCCGCAAGAGAATCATCTTGCTGACAACCGTATTGTGGCCACGCTGGTGTGGTATCCTCGAATCCTGCACCAAAGCATAGATATGCGGATATTCCTCGCATATATCGTGCTCCCGGCGATAAAAGTCCTCAAAGTCATCCAATACCTCGGGCGTTAGCATCCCCAGCGAAAGGGTGAAGGTGCGGTCGAAAATCCTTTTGTACAACTCGTAGCGCTTGAGAGCCCTCATAAGAACATTGAATGCCATCTTACGGCGCTCAGAAAACCCCTTCTTGGATACGTAACTTTCAAAATGTGCCCATATATCCCTGTCTTGCGACAATCCTACAGAATAAGGCGTAATAACATCCCTGAGCCAACTCGGAGGCAAGCTAACCTTCCCTGCTCCTGCCTCTATGAACGATTGCATGACAAAAGATGTCAATGCCGAGATTTTAGAATGTGCCTCGTTTGCCTGTTCGACGATCTCTTGTTGGGCAGGAGACATCATCCTGTAACGGGGAACAGAAACCGATTGTGTCTTGGCGCTCCAATATTCAGGCAGCACGAAAATACCAGTCTTGGCACGCTGGTTAAGGCGTCCGTGAGTAAACCGAATCAGCACCTCGTGTAAACCGCATGTATTTTCCTTGGCAGAGAGTGAATAGTAAATTGTCGCCATAATTGTTATATTTGCACGGATGCAAATATAAACAACCATATATTACTTCAATAATTTTTGGCGACTTTTTGGCGACTTATACTTTATCTGGTGATATTTCGGTCGTTTCATGACATCCGTAAAGATGCCGATACACACCATTGCAGCCAATTTTTGTTGCTTTATGCAATCCCAATGATTTCATGAGATAATATTACCTATAGTCCCGTCGGGACTACAA